TTTGCTTATTTTTATGTAAATTATGATTCCATCTTTTTAAATGAATGACTAATACTTTAGGAAGATAACATATTTTCGTATTTTTTATTAAATGTTTTTGGGTTCTGGTATTCTCGTCAAACCATGGGTCAGGCATATGTTCGGGCTTAAATGTATACTCTATACAGTTTTCAATCGTAATAAAATCATTTGTAATTGGGATACTAATTTCAATCGTAAAACTAGGTTCAACTTTATTAAATTCGCATTGTAGGGTTTCTTGATTTATATAATTTATCATAATAAATGATGAAAAAAGTAAATGAATAATTGACTTGTTAGAGGATTCATATAAATCAATCGCTTTATCAATAATATTACATTGTGTTTTATTTAAAATTATATTATCCGTATTATTTAGAGAGTTATGTATACAGTCTATTACAAAATAAAAATATTCAACCGCATCGTTTTGGTCATTACCACTAAAGAGCGACTCCTTTTTAAGTGAAATTTCTCTAACAAAATGAACAAAACGATTCGGCGATATTACGCAATTTGTAGACCACATCATATTATATAAACTAAGCCATTCGATGGTTAATAATTTATCTATGCATTCATTGTAATTTTGCGTTTTATTTAAATAATTATTCAATTCTGGTATATTTGATAATATTTGTAATGTAGAATTTAAATAACAAGTATTACCCAAATTTGTTAATCCAGAATAACCTAGTGTATCCATTAAAAAGTTAAAATAAAATAACTTTAACCTCTTTTAACATTTAAACAAAAACCATTTATATTATAAAAATGGAGGATAGAGTGAGTTTGCTTATAAAAAGCAGTGAAAATATTTCGCGTTTGTTATCACTAATGGAACTACACGAAGAAAATATTCGTAATCAAGGTAGCGTCGAAATAGACGTTCAACTTATAAATCTTTTAGCACCTAGAATAAATACTACCGTTTCATTTGACATTTCAAGTGTGGCACATCTTATAACTAGCGGGACATATGGTTCATTAACAAATCCTATAAATACAACCTGCCCTATTACACACGATATATTTTCGCCAAATGATAATGTAATTATGATTAATGCGTGTAGACATACATTCAAACGAAACTCTTTAATTCGTTGGTTAAATCGGCATCAATCTTGTCCGTGTTGTAGAATTACAATTATTTAAAATATACTTTTATAGTATATGCAAAATAATCAAATTGAAGAACAAGATAATCCGTTAATAAATGAAGCTATTCCATTAGTTACTTTAGAAAATATAGATTCAATAAATATAGACAATCCAATATTTACAGATGACATTAAAAATAAAATTAATGGAATTATAGTTAAAATGAACCGTTATAGATATGGTGGAGCAATTCGTTTAGATCGTATGGGAAATCATATGGTAGAGGAAATAAAATCAACGTTAAATGAAATAAACTTTTTTTTAGAAAACAATAAAGTATTAAATGTAAATGATATTTTAAAAAAACAAGAATTAGAACCACAATACTCAAGATATAATAGATATGTTCGTTTTCCAATATTACAAGCAAAGACTTCAATTAAAGGTGGTATAAGAAAAGGTATAGAAATGTTAATGCCAAATCTAAATGAAATAAATAGAAAAGTTAGGGCAAATATGGAAGTTAAGGCTAGACAAAAAGGAGGTAAATATACAAAGAAACGTAAAACAAAGAAACGTAACACAAAGAAGCGTTATTCTTCTTTAAAATTATGAACAATTACTTGTGGATTTTCATTTGTAATTTCACAACACAATTTTGTATTTTCATACATATCTCGCAATAATTGATTAGGAGCAGTGGAGCCAAACTTAATTAATTGTTGTTTTTTTAAATAATTTTTAATCGTTGACAAATTTGTTTTTTTATAATTTAGTCTCTCATTCTCTACTTTTTTACGAGTAGAATTATTTTTGATTAATACGCTTACAGTCCTTGCCTTTTTATTTCTTCCAAGTTCAAACGTTTTTTTGACTTCTATTTCTTGAATAGTGGGTTTGATTTCTATAGGGTCATTAGTCTCAATTTGAGGTCGATTCAATGCTTTAAATGTTGGTTTTATTCCATTTTTTAAATTTCCATATGGTTTGTCGTTTACATTTTGTTTTTCAGTACTATACGGTTTGTCAGTACCATACGGATTGTCGTTTACATTCGATAAATCGTTTACATTCGGTTGTATCGTATTTTCTATTTTCTTCATTTCATTCGTAAGAATATCAGGTTCAACTAATTTCTCTACTTTTACAGGTTCAGAACTTACGTTTGGATTTGCCTTTATTACATTCTCTTCTTTTTTCATTTGTTCATCCATAGTGTTTAATTGAACCATTGGCAATTTTTGAGTTTTTTTATTCTTTTTATGTTGTCTCAACTTTTCCAATAATAATTCTCTAATATTATTGGAATTTAATTTAACCTCACTTAAAGGCATATTATTTTTGGCAGTATGCTTTTTTTTAGATATTGTCAAAAATTGGGGGTCAATTGAAATCGTCCTAAGTTTACTCATATACAGACAAATACAAAAAAAATAAAAATCTTTAACATATAAAATTGAATTAAAAAAATAACATTATATAATTGTAACAAATGGCTCGCCAGGACCAAGAGTATAATGCTAAAGATTGCTGGTCCGTTATTGAATCCTATTTCGAAAATAAACATTTGCATCAATTAGTGAAGCATCAAATTGAATCTTACAATGATTTCATTAAAAATCAAATGAAGAAAACAGTTGAGATGTTTAACCCGCTCGTCATTCGGTCAAGTCAAGACTATATTAAGGAATTTAAAACGTATCGTTTAGAAATTATTATTAACTTTGATAATTTGTGTATATATCGTCCCGAAATTCACGAAAATAATGGCGCAACTAAATTGATGTTCCCCAATAATGCTCGTCTACGAAACTTTACCTATACCTCTAATTTTACGTTGGATTTAAACATTCAATATGTTATCAGGAGTGGTGATAGTTTAGAAAAAGAAGAAATTAAACACGTAAAATTGTCTAAAATCCAATTTGGTAAAATCCCTATTATGCTTAAATCGTGTATATGTATTCTAAATCAATATGGTCATATTCACCCCGATAAAATTGAGGAATGCAGTATGGACCCAGGAGGATATTTTATTATTAATGGTTCCGAAAAAACTTGTCTAGGGCAAGAAAAACCAGCAGATAATAAAATATTTTGTTATAAACAAAAACCCAATCATAAATGGTTATGGAGCGCCGAAATGAGGGCAGTTCCAGATTGGAAATGTATTTCACCCAAACAAATCTATATGATGATTTCGTCCAAATTAAACTCGTATGGTAATGAGATTTTGGTTCAACTACCCCGATTGAAACGCCCTATTCCGTTGTTTATTCTATTTCGAGCACTTGGTCTTAAAAGTGATAAAGAGATTTGTAATGTGATTTGTTTGGATATTACTAAGGAAGATAATATGGATGTTCTTAATTATTTGAAAGCATCTATTTCACAGGCGAGTGAATATATTGACCAAGAAGAGAGCATTAAATATATTACAAGTTCGGTAATTTACACGCCGATTAATATGGATAAGGATGAGGGGCAGAAGAAGAAGAGAGAATTTGCCATTGATGTGCTAACTAATGATTTGTTCCCAAATTGTAAATTGCAAATTGAGCGCATCTATTTGCTCGGGTATATGACATATAAAATTATTAAATCAGCGCTTGGGCAAATACCGAGCGATGATAGGGACGCATATCAAAATAAAAGGATTGAACTTACCGGAACACTCCTTAATAATTTATTCCGAAATTACTTTAATAAAGTGGTGAAAGATATTCAAAAGCAAGTTATACGAGAGATTAATAATGGGTCGTGGAAGTCTAGCGAAGATTATACGAATATTATTACACTGACCAATATTTATAAAATTGTGAAATCATCCACTATTGAAAACGGATTAAAGCGCGCTCTATCGACAGGTGATTTCGGAATTAAACATCTGAACTCGAACAAGGTTGGTGTAGCACAAGTATTGAATCGTTTGACATATGTATCGACACTGAGTCATCTTCGACGAATTAATACTCCAATTGATAAAAGCGGTAAATTAATTGAACCGCGCAAATTGCACGGGACTTCGTGGGGGTTTCTTTGTCCAGCAGAGACTCCAGAAGGTCAATCAGTTGGTGTTGTAAAAAATCTTAGTTATTTAACAATCGTATCAGGATATTCTGACAGCACATCTATTTACGATTGCCTCAGTCGCCACATTCAAACGCTTGAAAATGGCAATCTATATGATAAAGTAAAAGTAATCGTAAATGGTCGTTGGATTGGCGTAACTGATAAACCGATTGAAGTATTTCAAGATTTAAAGAATAAAAAATATAAGGGAATTATTAGCATTTACACCTCAATTGTGTTTAATTATAAACTAAAAGAGATTTGCGTAACAAATGAATGCGGCAGATTACTTCGACCTCTATTTAAAGTAAAGAACAATCATTTGGCAATTACTCATAAAATTATAGAGTCTATTCAACAAAAACATTTAACTTGGGAAGACCTCCTTATTAATTTAAAAATAGATGAATCCGTTATTGAGTATATTGACCCAGAAGAACAATTATATTCTATGATTGCTACAAAACCAAAATATATGGATAGAACCTACTCGTATACGCATTGTGAAATACACCCCAGCACAATTTTCGGAGTATTAGCGTCTTGTATTCCGTTTCCAGAGCACAACCAATCACCGCGTAATACGTATCAGTGCGCAATGGGTAAACAAGCAATTGGTATATATGTTTCCAACTTTAATAAACGATTTGATAAGACTGCATATGTTCTAAATTATACGATGAGACCATTAGTAGAAACGCGCATTATGAATATGTTACAATTGAATAAGTTGCCATCAGGTAATCAAGTTATTGTTGCTATTATGACTCACAGTGGGTTTAATCAAGAAGACAGCATTTTGTTTAATGAGGGAAGTATTAAACGAGGATTATTTCACGCGACCATTTATCACACCGAAAAAGATGAAGACAAAAAGGTAAATGGTGAAGAAGAAATTAGAATGAAACCTAATAAGATGACAACTAAAAATATGAAGTTTGGTAATTATGATAAGATTAATAAACAAGGTGTAATGGATAAAAATGCACTTGTCGAAGATAAAGATATTATTATAGCGAAAGTTGTAGTGATTCGCGAAAATAAAAATGACAATTCCAAATTAATTAAGTATAGCGATGAAAGTAAAATCCACCGAACCGACGAAGAAACATATGTAGATGATGTATGTATTAATCGTAACGGCGATGGGTATAACTTCTGTAAGGAACGATTGCGAACTTTAAGAAAACCAAACATTGGCGATAAGTTTAGCAGTAGGCACGGGCAAAAAGGAACTATTGGTAATATTATTAGTGAAGAGGATATGCCATTTACAAAAGATGGATTAAGACCGGACCTTATTATTAATCCACACGCTATTCCGTCTCGAATGACAATCGCTCAATTAAAAGAAACATTGCTGGGTAAATTACTTCTTGAACTTGGATTGTTTGGTGATGGTACGAGTTTTGGAGAATTAGATATGAAAACTATATTTAAGGAATTACAAAAGCATAATTATGAATCAAAAGGAAATGAATTGTTATATGATGGTAAAACTGGCGAACAAATCGAAACAAATATATTTATTGGTCCCGTATATTATCAGCGTCTTAAACATATGGTTAATGACAAGCAGCACAGTCGTTGCATTGGTCCAATGGTTAATCTTACACGCCAACCGGCAGAAGGGCGTAGTCGTGATGGCGGTCTTCGTTTTGGTGAAATGGAACGCGATTGTATGATTTCACACGGTGCATCAAGATTTACACGAGAACGTATATATGATGTGTCTGATAAATACGGAGTTCACGTGTGTAAAACGTGCGGACTCATTGCCATTTATAATAATGAAAAGAATATTCATTTGTGTAATGTATGTGATAATAAAACAGAGTTCTCTTATGTGGAAATACCATTTAGTTGTAAATTACTATTTCAAGAGTTAATTTCGATGAATGTTGTCCCGCGAATTATGACATAATAAAATAAAATAATTAAGTTAATATTTTTTTTATATATAGTTGTATAATATAATGTCTACTCCATTGGTTGGTTTTGGTTCTACTATGGTTGGTGGCGATGTCGCTTTAAGGCGAAAAATATTACGAAAAGCATTTAAAACAAATACAGTTAAAGTTAATGGAACAACTGTATGTAAATCAATGGCTGGTCCATTTAGGGCATCTCAAAATCAGGGTGACCCTTTAGGTCGTAAATACCAATCGTGCGGTGGTTGTAATCAGGTAGGTGATGTAAATATACATATTCGTTTAAATCAAGATGCAGTTGGTTATGAATCGTGTGATGTAGCAACACTTGGTTATACCCCACGCCAAATACCATTAGAATCTGGAAATAGCAAATATGTTCACGATAGTTCATTATTTACTAGATTTAAAAATTTATCCAGTTTAAATCAAAATTATAATGATACCAGTTTTGGAGGAAACGACCATAATGGGGCATACGTTGCTTTAATGAGGGTTCGTAGATATTGATTTTAATATAATAATAATATATGACAATTAAAAGAATAACAAAAAAAAGAATGAAAAGAAGAACGAAAAAGATTGGCGGTATGATTTCATTGTTAGATAAAGTTAATATGCCAGATGTAATGAAACAAGTTCAGGGTAAAATAGAAGAAGTTAAAGGTCAAGGTAACGTGTCATCATTAATGAGTGCAGCGAGTCCATTGACAACTACTATTTCAGGAGCACAACAAAATATGAAAGCATTAGTTGGCGCGCAAGAAGGTGTTAAGACAAACGCTGGACCGCAAGAAGGTGTTAAGACAAACGCTGGACCTATGACAGCATTAGCAGGACCTATGACAGCATTGACAGGACCTATGACAGCATTAGCAGGACCTACGACAGCATTAGCAGGACCTATGGGTGATAAAATGAAAGCATTAGCGGGTCCAATGAAGGGATTGGCAAATCCAATGGCAGCAGCACAAGGTAAAGTAGATGAAATGAAAAATAAAGTTCAAGAAAAGGTAAAGGAGTATACAGCAAAATTAAAAAAGTTCAATGGAGTTCCATTAATTAGTTTTTTTGTAAAAACATTTGCTAAAATTTATGGAAATAAAACACTTTTAAAGCAAATTGGCAATTCTAGATATTTACAACATAATAAATATGACAAAATAATAGATAAATTGGACCCAGTAGGAAAACAAAATTATAATGATGCTTGCTGTTTAATTTATAAATATTATTATACAAATATAGCATTAAATTATTCATATATACGAGAATCTAATGTTATGAGTGAAAATTGTAAAGATAAAAAATATATAGAAGAACAACTTAGATTACATAGTTCAACTTCAAAAAAAAAGAATGAACACTTTAATGAAGTATTTTACAATAAGAAACAGTTTAGTGAAATGCAAGATACAGATAATGTTGCACAAATGAGACAAAAAATAGAGGAAGCATTTACAATGCCAAAAAATGAAACGGATAACCCTATTGTTCCAAGTAATAGTGTAATAGATGAAGAAGAATCAACTAATTATTCGTATATAATACTTTATATATTACACGATATTGGTCGTATGATTGATGCTGAAAAACTTAAAGAAGAAGAAAACCGTAGAAAAACTAAAAAATTAAAAAAAGGAAAAAAAATAAAGGAGGAACCGCCAATTATAACACCTCCTAAATATGATGTTACAAAGGATGCCAAATGCACGCCACATAAGGATGCCGATGTTACGTGTGATGTAACCGATACCGCATTATCAATCATTGCAAATACTACTTAAGTTTTTCACCCGCCATAAATAGAATGCCGACGAATAATAGGGCACAGGATATTAAATATACTTTATCTGCTTTAGTCATATCATATTGTTCCATTATATAATAATAATATTTTCTTTTATGTTTATATAATGCTTTATACATATTATGGAAAAGGAGGGTCCCAACAAAGAGTAGCGGTCCCAGTAAATAGCAGACCATTTAATAATACAGATACTCAAACATTCACAGGTTCATTTGGAAAACCAAATCCGATTAAACATTGGCGTAAACAATTGATGCCTCATTATGAATCTAATTCTACTAAAATAACTATATCGGACGTTGAAAATCCGGGTGTATCGGTTACTACTGATTTAGAACAATGTAATGTATTTTATGACCAACTTCTCTCTACTAATAAATGTATAGGTATTGATACAGAAAATGGTTGTGTAGGAGGTTCTCATAATATAAGACGGTCGGGTTCTACCTTATATGGACCCAACTATTGTTCTTCTACTAAACAATATCTTCAAAGAAGATGTAAAACATATGAACAAAATATGATGGTTGGACAAGTAATAGATAAATCCAAAAATCTATATAAATCGACAGTCTGTAATACAGACGATTCTAAAACAAAATGTGTCGTGTATAAAAAGAATAATAATACATTTAATACGATTGATTCAGTAGTAGCATCAAATTATGTATCCAAGAGAAAAAATGACGCTATAAGTCGTGCTCCATACAATCCAAATAAAAAATTAGAACAAGCGTGTTCCACTTGTTATGTTTAAGCATATATTTCATTTAAGGGTAAATTATTTTTTTTACACCATTTAACACATTTAGATAAATATGCCTTTTTTAATTGTTCGTGTTTATCATATTTATTTTTATCAGTTATATAGGTTATGATATTCATTATATTTTCTATTTGAGATTGCCCAAATATAGAGTTGATTTCCTTTATTTTATCTAAAAAACAATTAGATATAGTAATATCCATTATAGAGGTTATACTATTTGTTGAAATCAAATGATACTTCTCAATTATGTTCTGAATTAAATTATTAATATTAGGAACCATTTTAAAGTTTAAACATACTATATATTTTTCTGAGTTGGCAGGTCTACTTGGTAGTGGTTTAGTAATGCTTACGGTCTCATACAAATAGGTTAACAAATATAATAATTCTATCGACAATGAACTAAACGTGTCAAATACTTTTAATATAAACGACCCTCCCTTTTTCTGTAAAACCATAGCAAAACAGATTTCGGCAAAAATCAGATTTAATGAACTCTCTTCTTGTTTATTAAAGTCTACACTAAAATCAAACCCGCCATCACCCGTTATAAAATCCATACTATGTTTGTAATGGTCGCGAATGTATATGAGATTTTCAATCGTATATAAATTGCCAGTTTTATCAGCGCCTTTCTCTATAATAACATTCGAATGTTTATTTAAAAAATAGTTGGATTTATCCCATTTAGGAACATCTTTATTTCCTACCATTAGTGTCATACCATAATACATATCATAATCATTATTGCGAACATATTGGAGTGCTTCTATAAATCCGCCGGGTCCTTCTGCCAAATGAAAACTTTTAATATTCTTATCAAAATAAAAATTATAATGGTTTATAATTTCAATCATTTTAAAAAATGCTCTTGAAATAGGTTTATAAGAACATATACAACAAGTAGATGAATCATAATTTGTATTAATAAACTCATATGGATTTGAATATTTTTTATTTTTATCCCATAAATCAGTAATAGGGTCAATTTCCAATTTAATATTGTGAGTATAATTTCGCAGAGTTTCATTAATATAAAACATTGGTTTGTCAATTCTAATATTGATTTCGGGTATAAGTGTTACTACTTCATTAATATTATAACTATTCATCTAATAAAATACGCCACATTCATTTATACTATTTTTTATTATACTATTTTTCATTTATACTATTTTTTCAATACAACCTTCTTATTTAATTTTACGGGTTTACCGATTTTATAAGAAACCTCTTCGCCGTGAGTGAATTGGTCGTGTATTTGAGTAGTTGCAACAGAGCGAACCTTTTTAAACATAAAGTATTTATTTAAGAATGATATTTGTTGTTCTTCAGGTGACATAACATATCCTCCCTTTTTATATATACTTTCGAATGTATCAATTGGTTCTAAGTCTTTAACGGGAGAGTGTGGCATAAATCCATAATTTCCCATCATTTCTATAAAATACGGAAAATGAACTAAATATTCTTCAAACTCTTTATTAATCGAATCTTGATATACTCCTACAGTATAACCCAAGCAATCTTCTTTTGTAAATTCTTCTTTATTATACATTTTTTTAATGGACCATACTTTGGATTCTTTTATATATAATGAACTTGATTCTCCATCCGGTATTTGTTCTAATTTTTTAAATACAGACTCGCCGTCATAACAAGTTCCAATTAAATAACCACCCACTTTAATCATATCACTACAATTTTTTAAGAAGTTATGAATAGTAAATATATCTTTAAACATATAATGTATTGCGAATTGTATTGAACCTACGTCAAATAGGTCAGATGATATACCGAATAATTTTGATATATAGGGTCCGTGACTGGCGCTTTGAGTCCCAATACCCATTACTTGGTCTACCACAAATTTACTGTTTGTTTCTTCTTGTTTATCATCATCCATTGCAAAATCTCCATTTAATATAATTTTAGATGTATCACCGTGAATGAATAATGCATCCACTAGATTACTCCATTTCTTTTTTAATCCCAAGTATCTCGCGCAAACTCCACCCTTAGGATTATGAATATTGTCTTTTGAAATATCGATACCCAATACAAACCTTACTTTATTTGCATTCCATTTGTATAAATCACCGCCTCTACCTACAGCAAAATCAATTAATGTTATCCCTGGTTTACATACTGTATCTATTAGAAGACGTTTTACTCCCATATTATGAAATGTTTTCAATTTTTCTGTTTTAGACTTGCCCTCTTCTGTGTTATAATATACATCGTCGTCTTCCAATACTATCTGCGTATAGGATGTAAGCATTTCCTTTGTTACTGGATTATGAATTGTGTGCCAATTACTATTTGCAACGTGATAAGCATTTCCGAACGATTTCTTTTTTTTATAATCATCTGTTTTGTCATAACGAATCCTCAATGGAACCCAAGACATTCGTCGGTCATCATTTTTTACATATTTAAACTCTATAACAATATCTGTGTCAATCGCTTCATTATTTTCTGTAAACATTTTCATCTCTCCACTACTATCATTTTTAAGAGGTATATAACAAATATGCGCTAGAGGGTCTATAGGTGATGTTGGCGTGAATAATACGGGAGCATATACTGATTCACCACCCCTTGATGTAATGCCGTCAAACATTAATTGCTGTGGATTTAAGTGACCGTCCTTTTTCTCATTATAACCAACAAACAGATTTAAAATTTTATAAGGTTGAACATTGCCACCATCATTAATATATTCAATATCATCTTGAGCGCCAATTCGTTTAACTTTTACCAAGAAATCAATAGTATTAAACTCAGGTGGCTTCCATTTAAAACTCTGTTTCCAAGTATATTTTTTATTTTTTATAGTATCATCTTTAGATTCCATACCTACTCCAAGTGTATTCGATGTAAATATAATACCATCTGTCTCATATGGATATGAATGTGCCTCAATCGATTTAAATAACTTGGCGCAACAATCATAAATAGATTCTGATTTAGTTGAAGGATAAAACTTCTTTACAACGAATGAGGGTTGTTCTGTTTCAGATTCAAACTTAAATTTGATAGTGCTCATAACTTGATTTAAAATTACATATCTGCATTCGGATTGTGAAATAAATGGAAACTTTCGCACATCTTTTTTAGATATAAAATAAATGTCGAATGCTGCGTATAAATTGATATATCTTTTATTTTTATCATATAAAATGTGTTCACCATCAATAATGGTTCCATACATTTTTGTGTCCATACAAATAGCGCCCGTATATTGAACGTTCATATTCATTGTAATATAGTAAACTCTTCCAGACATAGAAATAATTAGTAATTTTCTGTCTCCATCTGCTTTATCAGTAACACAAAAGTTATTTAATACGGAAGGATTTAAATTTTCTGGGTCATCTATTAAATTGATTTTTTGAAGAGTTAATGAGGATGGACCTATAAACATTGACGTGTCAACCACGTCCGAATCTTTATTACCAATAAACTTATTATAATCACGGAATACCATTTTTTGTTCTGTCAATGATATTGGGAAATTAGATGATTGAAATCCTGCCGCAACATACTTGATTGTATTTTTCATATCCTCTTTTAATTTATTGTATTTAAGTTCGATTGATTTTTTGTCTTTTAATAAATATCGCAAATCATTAATTTCAATCTCAATCTCATACTCATCATTTGTGCTAAACAATTTGCTCATTGAGAAGTCTTGCTCTTTTAACAATGCGCCATCCTTTGATTTTGCTGACTTTACAATACTTAAATCTACGCATAGCGCTTTTTTATCCGGATGTTGCAATTTAATACGCGTCATATAACGGTACGACTTTTCTATACTTTTCCAATTTTTGTATAAATCTGCAATTTCGGGGTCAGCGTTATCATATTTATACTCTTTTTGTATAGATATTCTAAAGTTAAAGTCAGAATTATCTATATATCTATCGATATTTTCTTTAATAATATGCTCTGTGTTGTCGGGCAATATATTCGTTTTGCAATATTCTCTTATACTGCTTAAATCATTAATTTCACTTCTTAGTCTGGTCGCATTATCTGTTATGATTTTCAAGTGATACTGTTCTGAAACTTTAACAAATCCGTGCGATATTAATTTATTATATACCCTCTCAAACTCCATTTTACTGATAGAGTTTTTAAGACCAAACCGGGTTTCAAACTCAATGCTTGAGTTTTTCTGGCGTATATCATATTTACTTTTTACTTCCTGACTAGGATTGTATTTTTTAGCAATCGCCTGTTTAAATAAGATAAAGGCCTCATTTAGCGACATTTGGTATATATTATTATATAGTATTTAATTAATCAATTTTAAATATATTTAATTTTACTAAATTATTATATATTGAATCATATAAAATTTGTTTTTTTATTTTTTCATAATTCAAGTGTAGTTTAATAGCAATTGGTATTAGTTCATCTACTTTATAATATGATACACAATTCATCGGTTTTTCTAAATTAGTAATTTCATAATGCGTATCATATATGGATTCATTGTAATCTAAAAATTTAAAATTATTATCCATTACTATTATGGGACTATCTTCATTATGAAACATTTTAATATATATTTGGTCTTTTACAAATATTAAATTAATTTTATAATACATACAGATTGCATTTAATGTGATTAGATGTATATTAAAATCATACATCAGATTATCCATAATGAAGTCCTTCTTTTTTATTTTTAATTTATTTATTTCTTCTGCCATTTTTGTTTTAACCTGCTTCTCATTATATGTAGTAAAACTTATATAGTCTAAATTATTTATTTTACGGTAAATTTCATAAAATAAATAATCATAAGGTTCTTCTTTTTTTTTAATTTTTTTTTGTTTATATTTGGGTAAATCAAAAGTTCGTTTCATAAAAAGGTTTGAATAATCTCTTATATTAAGCATTATTTAATTATTACACATAATATTTATATTACTTTTTAATATATTTTTTTCGTTTTCGATTACGTCAAAATCATTTTGTTGTTTTAAAAAATACGTAATGCGGTCTTGTATGAGGTTTAATATAGTATCATTCAAATCTTCCATATGAATAAATGTTCCATTATTATTTTCACTGAGAGTTAAATTATTGTTACTGTTTATTATTTTAAGTATTTCAATGTGTTCTTCCTTTGGAAATGATTCTATTATTTTACACATTTGTTCGAGTTTTTTTGTTGTATATACCATAATAAAGTATAATTAAAAAATTGTTTATATTATTTCGTCATTATACTATTTTATAGTATTTCGCGCCTATAGTATTTCGCCAATTACACTAATAAACTCATCATTTAATTCAAATCGATGACCTATAACGCGAATCTTAATTGTCTGACCTTCTTCGTAATCTTCAAAGTTTTTATTTGAATTATGCTCCCTGCTAATGAATAATACAATTGGGTTATGCGTATCAGTTATTACTCCGCGAATACCTATTTTAGTAATATTTTTTATTTTACACATCAACTCCATATTTTCATAGGGGAAACAAGCATCGACTGAATATACTACATCATATATTACAGAATCACCTTTTAAAAGTCCTGTTGAATAATTTACAATCGTAGAACTATTTGGGCGAATATAACCTTCCTTGCGGCATTTTCCTTCTAATTCTCTTTCAGCATACTTCTTAAAATATACATCCATATTGTTCCCTATTTTATTAAATGACACCTTTATTTTATGATGGATTAATGACGTTACATATAACTTGGTGTCTTGTATAACAACCTCTTCTGGTTCTGGTTCAACCACATTAATTGGGGTTGTGTCAAGTTTTACCCCACTTGATGCCATTTTAAGATATTTATGTTTCATCGTTATAATTGCAATAATAGTTCTTTGCTGAATCGTATTTAATTCTCTTCCTTCGGCGTCCTCCAACATACTTATTTGTAATTCTTTGTCAGTCGGTAGTCCATTCATTTCTTTAGACTGTTGTATTTTTTCTTCCTCTTCTTTTTTAAACTCATAACGGTCTACTATTTCCGCCATTTTTTTTTCACCCCAACTGGTTATTGTATCTGTTTCTTCTTGTATAGCATTTTTATAAGATTCATCTAAACCCTCAATTTGTTTGTCTAATTCATTAATTTCTGTAGTATAATTTTCGGCGTGTCTTACCTTTTCAATTAATTTTCGTTCTTTTCCAGTGTAAGATGGTGGTGCTTTTTTTACAACTGGAACTGGGACTGATGAAGTCCGTTTACGCGCTTCAATAACTTGCGCATCGGTTGGAACAGACGCCATTTTATAAACAAACATCGCATCATTTAGAACTGCATCAATTTGTAATTTGTATGATTCAATTAATTCATCTGCTTTTTCTCTAATAGTTTCTTTACCGGTGTCCTTATAATCAACGTATAGCGTATTTAGACGTGATACAAATTGCGCCTTTAGTTCATTAATCCTTTTATCTGCAACAGATTTTCGTTGGATTTCATCTTCAGTTGCGTATGTATATTTTTTATAATTCTCTTCAATAAAATCATCAATTCTATCGACATCTAACATTTTGGCTATTTCCAAATCATCAAACTCAGGCAATTGAGGATTTGTAACAATCGTGCTCTTTTTACTTTTGCTTCCCTTCGTTGAAGTTTTTACTTTAGTTGCCATTATCTATTATATTTAAATATGTTTTTTCTATCTCAATTTTTATTTAAATAATAAAACTCTAATTTATTTAAAAAACATCTTGCCTTTTTCGTGTTATTCTTATCGTAATGTCTTAATAACAATTCCTCTATTACGCTTAATTCATTCTTTTTTTTGGATTGAGTATTTGTTTTATTAAATGCCCCCGCTTTATTAACAGTTGTGTTAAGGAGAGATATAATAGCGGGTTTGGGTTTATTTTCAACGAGTGCGCCAGTGCTTTTTGTATCCTCTTCATCTCTTATTTTAAACTCAAATGTATTCGATGATTTATTTTGACCCATAAATCCTATAATTTTAAAGAATGGACCCTTTGGAATAGAAATCTTTTTTTTAAGACTTGGTGCGATTACATTTCTCTCGGTATAAGTAGATTCCCTCCATTTAAAATTATCATATACAAGTATGTGCTCATTATCTTCCTTTAATAATACATCAATTAAATATATTGCGTGTATTTTATCATTACGAATAATAAACTTACTGTAATAATCCTTTATTAAGTTTTCTAATACTCCATCTTTATTAAATACCTCATTTAATATAATTATTTCATCCTGTAATGTTAATTGTTCGCACAAATGCGCTATTAAATGTTCTGTTAATTCGGCATCGGATACTCCCATACTTTTCAAATATTCCGAACTTACATTAAAGAAGTTATACCAATCATCTTCATTTTTTAATTGGTCGTGTTCTTCCATTGCTCGAGTGTATTTATCCCGAAATATGGCCATTACTTCATTATCATCTTCAATTTCTTCGTGTTCTAAATCTAAAGCAAATTGTTTATCTTTAACTTGTATTGGAACAATTCTTTCATACATAGATATGTGAGGGTCATTTATTTCGATAGGTTGAAAAAAATATAAATCTAATACGTGTATTATAGTGCCCTTTTTACCGAACTTATCCACCAATGTAGAAATCTCTAAATCTTGTAAGGCCCTATCAATCTCTTCTATATTAATACCTTTCGTTTTCACTAATTTATCTATTTCTGCTCTTTTATAAGAGTGTTTTAGTTTAAATAAGTTTTTAATCTTTTCAAGAACTTTGTTGCTTTGTGTAAATTGGTATTCGTAAGTGGAAATATCAGTTGCATCTTTATCAGATACTGTATTTATACATTCATACTCGCAATCATCGCTATAATCACATAAGGATGTAAATTGCTCATCTTTCACAATGTAATCAATCTTTTTAGAATCACTTAATGTGAGTTTAATTTTTTGATTCATACGAGCAAATAACTGTTGCTCCTTATTCAAAATACAATCGACTGCAACCGATTTTAATACGCGCGAAACCTTACCGATATTGATTGATTTTTTTTCGGACAATCTATATAAATACATATCCATTGATTCGACATTGGTATTTAAAGAGGTGCAATGTAAAAATGATTCTACGTTTCTCTCATCTAATGGTAAATCTTTATGACTGCAATTTCTTCTTGCTCTACCTATAATTTGTTCTATACGATTCATATTATACCACGGTTCCATTATATGGACTTGTCTTATATTTTTTAAATCAATGCCCTCACTTCCTGCCTGCGAAATCATTACAACTTTAATTTTTTCACCATTTATATTATCGTGTGTTAATGCCTCAATCTCCTCATTATTGTCGGGACTTAATGTTTTCTCACCGCAAATGATAGAGTATGTGAACTTTTTCATTGGCGCATAATCTCCGTCTTTATAAGGTTTTGTTTTAAATAAGGTTTTGGATTTAGCGCCATAACGTGTAAAACCAATATGTTCTAATGCGAGTGATAATGGAACAATACCGCCATCAATATAACCAGAATAAATTAATACTATGCCTTTTGAGTTTATGATACGGTCTAGTATTGCTTTTATTTTATGACTATATTTGCCAATTTCAGCATAAGAGAACATATTTTTTAATCTTTTATATTCGAAATTGTTTTTGCTTGGCGGATTTTGTCTCTCATTATAGTTCATTACACTTTTTAATCCAACATTTCCTGTAAGGAATGAAGTGTCATCTGGATACACAATGTTAAGCGCCTGAATCGGTGATTGAATGATACCATAACCAAATGAGTCTGTCTCTTCAAACCCTTCTTGGTCTTTTATCTTTTCACTTACTCTATCTAAAAAATAATTATATCCCGCTTCTTGTATTTCATTTAATTGGTTTACATATAAATCTAAATACTTAATGGGTTGTGTAATTTTTTTTGTATTAAATTGGACGCGAGGGTATGTGCCAATTACTTTAATAGAGTGCGGGTCATTATACATACTCGGTGTAATTAAATATGGAAATGAATAAGGGTTTTCACCACGAACATAAGATATATAACCATTGGCCTTCATTATAAATAATTGCTTCCCTATTTCCTGACCATCCCGGATTATAAAATTGTCATTCTCATCAAATATCTCTCGGGTTCCTATGATAGACCTATTATCATTCATATTTAAAATGTTTAAAACAAATATGATTTCCTTTGGGTCATTATACATTGGTGTGCCAGTCAAGAATACTAATTTTAAGTATTTGACATATTGGACCAATTGATATAATGATTTGGCAACCTTTTTATCATTTTTAATGTCCGAGTTTAACCTAATATTATGTATCTCATCAATGACAATTAAAGTATCTTCAAATTCAGATTTTAATTTTTTCTGAGTAACTCTTTCATTGACACCACCGTCTTGAACAGTTATACATTTTTGAATACGATTCGCAAACTCAATATAACCCGTAAACTCATAATAACTATTTACAAGACGCTGTATTTTTTGACTAAGGTCTTCGTGTGTTAAATTATTTATTTGATATACATTTAATTCCTCTATGAGAGAATTGCCTAAACACCCGTGGATTGACCAATTATTATTTTTTTTAACTAACTTAGACGGGTCAAATAATTGTAATTTAAAGTTTTCTTGAACATTAGGTGACGCTATGATTATAATCTTTTTAAAGTTATGTATATATTTTGAAAATTTCCTTATGGATTCAGTGATACCTATTGCGGAACAAGTTTTACCACTTCCTAATCCGTGATATAACAACACACCATTATACGGGCTTTGATAGGATATAAAACGTTTTATAAACTCTTGATGTGGCGATAATTCAAACTGTTCATTATGTTTGCATATAATATTGGCGTGTTTCGAAACATCCTTAATTTCGCCATCATATTTATAACTAAACTCTTTTTTTAATGTAAGTTTTTTTTGTAATTTAAGGTCGTCTAAATGTGGATAAGGTAAAGCATAGGTAGGATTATCTTCAAAATATTTTTGATTTTTATATTCCTTTAATCTTAATTTTTTATAAAGTTCCATTATATTTAAAAAATGTTATAATTTTTTAATAATTGATGAATTGAATTTAATATTTGTATTTTTTCAATATTATAGTCTCTTATTTTTTCTAAACATTCTTCATATGAAAACCATTTCATATCACCAATTTCACTTTTTTGATATGTAGTATCCACCAAAGAGTCATTTACTTCTATTTTCGTTAAAAAATATTTATGCTTGTATGATTTTAAATTAGACCCTGTAAATATTTCCTCAAATGGATTTAAATTTTTAATAATGATTAAATTATTTTTATTATAACCTGTTTCTTCTTCAAACTCTCTCAGAGCACATTCTAAATCCTTTTCTTTATAATTGCGTCGTCCCTTTGGAAATCCCCATTCAGGTTCAGTCCATTTTGTAGTTGTATTAAATAAATCTTTTTTATGAAGCACCACATAATTATACTTCTCCTCATTTTTTGAATCATATCTATCGTTAACTTTGTTCCACAATTTGTCCCATAACTCAGTATAGGGTTTATTTAATATATCATATTTTTCGTATTCAGTCATTTCATTAATAATATTTTTTAACTGAAAATTGTTATTTTCATTGTATTTTCCTCTCAAAAAATCAACATATCCGAGACTATCTTTTCGTTTTACCAATAAATATTCAAGTTTATCTGTGTATCGATAGCATACGATTCCAAAACTGGTAATAGGTTTTTTACAATTATAAAATAGATGTCCATAATTTCCGCAATTATTACATAATAGTTTTTGGTCCATAATGTAAATATTATAAACTTTTTATATATTATATTTAATGATTATACCCAAGTTGGATTTATTATTTAATTATATATGTTTTTCTTGTTATTATTATAGTCCTAACAAACCTAACAAGAAAAAGATTAAAATACTATTTGAGGCAATACCTTATTTTATACCGACTGAATATCAGAACACTCTTTTTAAAGTAATTAAAAAATATCCTATTGAAAGTTTTTATGATACAAGAGAGACAATGATGGATTATGGTTATTTCATATATAGAGATTTTAACATTGAAATAAATAAACCCTATGTAAATTATAATGCCTATATGGACAAGTTCTATTTGGCACTATATCAAGATAATCGAGTATATAAAAAATGGATAAAACATATCATATTTATTGTTATTATTCTTATTATAATTATTTATTATATATATAAATGAGTATATCTTTTATGATTTTAATAATTACTGGAATATTAGCATATAACACCTATTATGACAATTTTCTTTTAAACTCATTCAGTTCATATAAAAAATATTATAAAATGGCGGGCATTTTAGTAGTTGGTCTAGGGTTTTATTTAGTAGTTCAACGAAACCCGGTACAAGGCGTTAATACAGTAAAGGCGCTAAATCAATATATAAATGTTATGCCGATAGATAAGAACACTAAAGATATGATTTCACCCTTTTTATCTTATAAACAAAATGATGAGAGAGGAAGCGACCGATTAACTCAAAATAGTAGAACACATAAAAGAAGCGTGAGTGAGACAAAAAAAAAGTTTGTTGCTTCAAACCAAAATTGGAAATGCGGTGACTGTAAAGAGAAACTGACTGCTTGGTTTGAGGTCGACCATACAATAAGATTAGACCAAGGCGGAAGCAATGATATTTCTAATTTAATCGCATTATGTAGAAATTGTCACGGAAAAAAAACTTCATTAGAGAATATTTAATATAAATAAATAATATGTCTGACAAATCTAAATTTGAAATATTTATAGATGATATAATAAAAAAACCCTGGGGCGAATATCCTAAAATATTAGGTGATGGATTAAGAAATTTTAATGAATACAGCAAACGAGCAGATATATTTTTACCATCATTTTTAATATTATTAATTGTGTTTATGCTTATTATAGGTTATATCATTTTCTTTTATAATCCATATAAAATTTTAGATTACGCAAATATTCCTATGATTTTTATATATATTGTCTTGTTTTCATATATTTTATTTTTTACATTTCGAAAATTTAATGATGAAAAATATTATAATTTGCAATTTGAAATTACAACCTATACAAGTAATTATTTTAAATTATTATTACTGGTTTTTTCATTATTTATTGCATTTTACATTGTATATAATCTAATCATCAGTCTATTTTTAACAAGTATTAATATTTCATCCACATTTACAATTATATTAATGGTGATTGTATTGTCAATCATTAATTCTTATACAAATATGTATTCAACTAAGATGGCAACACCTATATTAGAATATATTAAAAACCTAATTTTTTATATACCGTGTTTAATCAGTGATTTTATAGATTTTATAAAGCAAGATTATAAAAATACACCTACAACAGTATTTATACTATTTGTGATTTTAATACTTGTAACACTTATATACGCGGGTGTGTATTTTTTTAAATTTAATAATAATCAAAGCAATATTGTTATTGTAGATAAACCAGTATATTTAAACTCATATGTGGAACCCGTATCCAAACAAGAATTAAATGAAAAAATAGTAAATACAAAACCATTTTATGAGAGAGCACTTTATAAATTACAAGAAAATAAAACAGTAACATATGATTTATCATTTAATACAGACGTATCTGCGAGCGTAATACCGGTATATGCAGACAGAATAACAAGAGCATTATATGCAAAAGAAAAGTTTACTAGAGAAGGATTTACGACTGTTATCACAGACGAAACGTTTCCAATCCATTTTACTATTGATGATTATGACAAATATATTTTACAACAAGCAATGTATACAAATCCCGCAATAGATGACATTATTAAAAATAAAGATGCAAGCAATGGTGATATTGGAAAATATATAAATGGTGTTGTAGAAAAACAAAAAACATTAATGTCTTATTATGAAAAAACAATGTTATATTTAGCAACCTTTAATAATTCCAACTTTTCAAAAAACTTCGTAAAAGATTTAAGTAACAATAATTATATTTATAGTTTATCTTTTTGGGTATATTTAAATCCAACTCCAACAATGACCGGAAGAGATACAATTATACATTATGGAAATCGCCCATCTATGTATTTTAATCACGGCACAAATGAGTTAACAATGGAAATAATCAATCAACCCGAAAATATACCGGTTGTATTATATAGGTCAAGCAACATATTATATCAAAGGTGGAATCATATTGTTATTAATAATAATTATGGAGAAGTAGATTTATTTATTAATGGTAATTTAGTAGGAAATTATAAAAACGCAATTAGTTATTCTATATTAGTCGATGAATTATTAGAAGTTGGTTCAACGGATAATAATGATATAGGAGGCATTGCGCATATGCATTATTATGAAGCACCTCTATCAATAAAAGATATAAATAATATATATATAAATAAACCCTCATTTTAATATTTTAATAATATAATGGATGTATCTTCTTTTACAACAATTATTTTTATTTTATTCGGTGTAATTGGCGCGTATCTTATATTTACAAACCAAATCGAAGGACGCGCCAAGATTGTAATGATTATCGCTGTTTTAGTAATATTCATTGTTATAATTATGAATTTATCAATGTTTAAATCATATAGCGAGGGGTCAGATTCTCCGAAAAATGCTAATATAGAAACACAGATAACATCCTATACTCCCAAAACCTCTTATTCCGTATCATTATGGATGTATATTAATGACTGGAATGATATGTTAGGACAACCCAAAAATTTATGTAAGAGAGAGACCAATAAAGGATTAAGTCCAAATATTTATTTAGATTCCTATAAAAATCAGGTTAAAATTGAATATCTTACCGCGCCAAAAACATCAGACGATACTCAATCCGACGCTGCAATTACTATACCCGATATAAGTATTCAAAAATGGGTAAACTTAGTAGTATGTTTTGGCGACAATAAGATAGATAGTTATGTTAATGGCAAATTGGTGAATACAACGATACCGTCTAATCCTCAATACATACAAAATACAACTGAATTACAACCATTTAAATTTGGCAAAGGGTTTACAGGATATTTGTCGAACACAAGATATTATCCTCGATTTTTAAGTCCTCAAGAAGTATGGACTATATATTCGGGTGGATTTAGCAATAATTTGTTGGGTAATTTCTTAAACCAATATAACGCTGCATTTATATTTTATGAAAATCAAAATGAAAAAGCAAAGTTTTACTTAATGTAATTTTATAATATTTATTTATATAAATGAATACAAATAAATTAAAAACGAATAGTTCAAATAAAACATTATCTTCCCAGGCTAAAAATGTTGCGGGGGCGGCAATAGAAAAAACAAAAGAAGCAGCAGAAAGTATTAAAGCAGTTGGAAATAAAATTACAAATGCAGCGCAAGCAGGCGCAGCAGCAGTTCAAAAAAAAGTGTCTAACGTATCTGGTTCAGAACAAATCACAGGTCCATTAACAAAATGGGGTGCAATGACACAAGAGTTTTTAACAGCAAACTCAGCAATAAGCAAGTTTGTAGGTTTTTTTCTGTGTTTATTGTTATTTATAATTTTATTTCAAATTGGTATGAGTTTTATAAAGAATATGTTTGGCGCTAGTTATAACCCATATATTATTAATGGTATGGTAGCATCCGATGTTTTAACCGTCGTGTCATCTAATCCAAATGTAGAAGGTTCAGTTCCTATTTATAGGTCTGTTGATGCAAATCAAGGATTAGAATTTAGTTGGAATGTATGGTTTATGATAAATGATGCAAAATCGGGCATTACTAATAATAGAATATTTTCAAAAGGATTAATAGAGCAGGATAATTTGAATTATACTCCTATTTCTAATGGTGAAACAGAATATTTTAATGTATCTCCAGGGTTATTTATATCAAGTATGAATAATAATAATGGTGCACAATTAACATTAGTTATGAATACATTCGATAATAGCAGAAATACAATTGAAAAAATACAAATACCAAATATACCTATCCAAAAATGGATATGCTGCAGTATAAGAGTTCAGGGTAAGTCGGTTGATATATATATTAATGGTCTATTAAAACAAAGAAAAAACTTAATAAATTTACCACGTCAAAATTATTACGACACATATATTGGCGAAGATGCTGGTATGAAAGGATATGTATCATCCCTCCGTTATTATGGTTATGCTATTAATTATGATGAGGTTCAATCACTATTTGCATCTGGTCCATCATTAAAAATGATTACAACTACAACTATGCCGGCAAGCAGTGATTATTTATCTATGAACTGGTATATGGCGCCGTATACTAATTAGTATTTTCATTTGACCCAGTATTTTCATTTAAAGAATGACGTAATCATTGTATTATTGATTTTTTTATTATTTTGTATTCTAAGATAACTCTCAAATAATATTTTTTCAACTTCTTTCTCTTTTAAGTCTTGTTCCTTTTTAATATATTTGGTTTCTTCCAATGTATCCTTATATGTTTTAAGTTCTTGTATAAAACTTCCCTTTCTTCTTTTAAACTCAACCATATCATATAATACGAGTGAGTATATTTGAAGGATTGGATTCATAATTTGGTTTGAAATATAATAACCATAATCTATTTTTAATTTATTGTCGTGAATATATTGAGGTGTCTCTATTTTTTCACCTTGTAATTTTTTACCATTTGTTTGAATATAAACATATGGTATACGGTCACCCGACGCGGGTTTATTTCCGGGGTCTCTGATTCCAATTCTTTCCGCCAATACATTATGCGCGATTTGTTTTGGATTTTTATAAAAGGAACGGATTGATTTACTTATAATTAATTTTTCAATTGGTACATTTTCGTTTACGATTTGGTCCAGACTTTCTCTTAAAAACTTTATCGATTTTACAATGTCTTTATCCTTCATCAGAATATCTATAATACCACCATATACATCTTTAACGATTGGCGCATTATCGCGCCGTTTTAAAACAATACCCATCGATTTTCTTTTACACTTGTGCGGGTCATCTTCATATAACATTCCAACATATCTCTTTTTTGATAAGAGACAAAAGGGCAGAAACGTTTTTTCATATTCCAAGTCGTGCGGTTGTTTCAGAAACTTGCTTGCTAAGTGACCCGCTTCCTTCGCCATTTCAATTGTAATTTCTAATGCCTTTTGTGGGTCAATCTTTTCGCCATTTTGTGTCAAATTGAATGTAAAGAATACTGAGTCAGTGTCTCCATAAATATATTCGGCGTTCGTAATCATCTCTCCATATTTAGTTTCTACTCTTTTATTTTTATAGACTTGTTCAATGACTTCTTTCGCATATATAAGCATCATACGACCGGTCGCTGTCGTTGCTGCTGCAACATCCATATCATAAAATGTGCTCGTTTTGGAACCCGCCTGACCATATAAACTGTTCGCAGTAACTTTAATACTAAGTTGTCGCTTATCAAGCACGTTTTTCTTAAATGGGTCTTGCTCCTTCTCCATTTGTTTTTTTGTAGACTTACGAGCAGCGAGAAGTTCCTGAAGAATTGCCGGCAAAATTGCTTTTTGATTATCTGGATATTGTGCCCACCTAGTTATTTTATAACCATTAATTACTTTATTATTTCCTTCCGAAGTAAATGTATCAAACCTCCGTTCGACATAGGAATAATTCGGCAAATTATCATATTTAAAAGTGCCATCTTTATTACGATGACCCGTCATTTTTTTAACATTACCTTTCAAATCATATTCGATAGACGACACTTTGCTACTCATACACAAATTTTCGCTAATAATAGCAGATGGATATAGTGAGGCATAATCTACGCACGCAACGGGGTCTTTCAAATATATATTGCATTTGGGTTCCAATACGACAGCGCCAGCGTAACCCTCATTTTCATCACCCTTTGATATAAGCGGCATTAATACATCTTTCTCTCTACATTTTTTCGCCATATAACTTGTAAGTTTAATACCCTGTCCTCTTGTCATCAAGAATGTAATAGGTATACTACACAATTTACTCATTTCAACGAATGTAGTCATAACATCAATCTTTTGAAACAAATGATGGACTAGGTTACAATCCTGAATACAATATTTTGCAATGATACCTTTTTCTTTAGGTCCTTGTTTTGTCATTTCGAAAATATCCTGTGGACTAATATCATCCTTTGCTAATCCCCAATTAAGATATTCTTCACATTTAATATTACCTTGAATTACAAACCCATCTTTATTTATGTCCAGCACTTTAAACTTTTCACCATCATTATATAATTCCGATGAATGATTTAATATTTCAAAATGAACGAAACCTTCTACTTCAATTCCTTTCATATTTTTTGTATAAATCATACAAGTATCGTCGGTATTAATAAACTTTTTAACAGAATCACTAAGCATAGTAGAAGCAACAAAGTCCAATTTATAGGAACTTAAATTAAAATCCTTACGCATATATGTGTATAAATCTATCTGAAGACGTCCAATCATCGGAATCCACGACAAATCATAAGGACCAGAAGCAAGAACGATGCTTTGCTCTTGTAATTCAGTTGGTATATCATTCGTTCGCCCCAATTTCATAAATAATTCTACACAATTATTCTCTTTTGCTCGATTAAACATAAACTTGTAATCGAAACCGAAAATATTATAACCTATAATAATGTCAGGGTCAGTTTCTCGGATTAATTTCGTCCAAGCGCATAAGATGTCTTTTTCATTATCATAACATTCGATTACTTGCCCCTCTTTAACCACTGCAGTATCCGCGATACAAATACAATGATTTAAAAAGGGGGTTTCTTCTCCGTAATTTATAAAGGTGCTTCCAATAAATGTAACCTCATCACCTTTTAACTCGGGGAAATTATTATCTAATAAATCAAGCAAATACACAGTTTGAATTGCCATTTCGGTATTTGAACCAAGCAAAGTTATGATATCAGAACAAGATGCCTTTTTAAATTCTACATTTCCATCCTCTTCATCTTGAAAGTATTCCTTTAATTTAGATACTAATTTAGTCGAATGATTTAATTTAGTTTCAAGCAACGTTTTAAAATTAATTATAAACTCTTCTTCAGTATAGCCGTGTTTCAAAAAGCACGTATCGATGCGAAGAGTATTTTTAAATCCAAATACATTTAATAATAGTTCTTTTAATATATTATGAATGTCGTCTTTAGTAATTGAATTATTAATAATATAATACACGATATCATATGCTACTTTTTTATAATTTTTAATTGCTTCTGGGAAATCACCGTGACTACTATTTGCTTCAATATCAAAACTGCATATTTTATAGGGGACAAACCCATCATCATCAATTGATTTAACATCTTTGAAATTACACAGGATTTCATAGTTACACGTTGTGTTTTTTATTTTTATTTTTTTATAGGTATCAATATGAATCCAACCAGATGGACTTATTTGCTGAATGTGAAAGAAACGAAGAAGAGGCGGCACCATAGATTCATACAAACGCGTATAGGTTGAACCATAACGATAACCTTCATTAATTTGTTGCGTTTCTTTATCATAATATAAGGATTTCAATTTATGAATGAACCCCATATTTTTACACGAAATATAAATAAAGTTATAATATTGTCCTCCATCAAACCCATATAGAGTCTTTTTTTGAACCATTTCGTATGAAACAATATTTTTTGATTGAAATGCCAATTCAGGAAGACCTTTTAAATGGTCTATAAATTCATCACAATGTGATTTTTTCCAACCAGAACCAATTTTAATATAAATGAATGGATTAAAATCATTTATAGTAATAGAAAAGGTTTCTCTTTTTTCATTTATACCAAACATATGAATAATAAATTGGTCTTTTTCAATAACATTGAAATCAATGAGTTTGCAACGAATCGCCATTTTTTATTATTTATTATATAATAAAGTTTAAATCAATTTTTTTACTGTTGCCTTTTCGTTTTGTTATTTTTGCGCTTGTTATTTTTTTTTGTTATTTTTTTAATATTCTTATGTTTATTAAGTTTATAATTATATGTTAAATTATTAGTGGAATGGTCCATATGCTTTGTTACGAATTTTAACATATTCTCAATCGACCTTTCGTCACCAAACTTTTCTTTCATATCTCCGTTTTTAACACCTATAAGCATAGGGAATCCTGCTACGTGTTCTTTCATTGGACTTTTTGAATTTTCAAGCGCCCCTGCATTTACTTCCATTATATCGCCTGCGCCCTTAAGTTTTTTTTTCATCATTTCCCATTTGGGGCGTAACATAATGCAATGAATGCACCCAGGATGATGAAACAAAACTACGCCGCTCATAGTTTTAATTTTTTCATCAAACTCCTTTGTATGGTTTGGTTCTATTTTAATTACTTTAATGTTTTTTTTATTGTTACGCATATTTATAATATAACCATATATTAAAAATGGCAAAATGTAAAAAAATGAATATACTTATTTATTCCTTTGTTATAGTTGTAGTATGCCTAGGTATTTTTTTTATGGCAAAAATACCCAAGGAAGGGTTTGTTGCAGGTCAATGCCCTACAACTATGATTAAAGATGGTTCAAAAATATTACTTTATAATCCGGAGTATGCTCACGTTCCAGGCGTAAACCCTCTTGAAATGAATAATTTAAATGATTATAAAGAATATATTGAATGGCAACGAGCTAATAAATTAAATTGCCCCATTTTACATTTAGAAAAAGTATTTGACGCACAAGGTGCTCCAATGTATGAAATTAGACCAAGTTTTGTAACAGAATTAAATGTAGGTGGAATGAATCATAATTTGCCGGTCGTAAAAAATAATGCTAATATTAAAAAAACGATGGATGCCGCGCTTGAAGCACCCCCCTATAATTGTAATCAATACGAATCTTATGATAAAGATAATCAAAATATAGGCGTTACAGGAATTCCTTAATGTTTTTAATTACATTTTTATTTAATTTTTTAGATTTATTTGTTTTAAGATTAATATATTCAAATGATTCTAAACATTCTGGATTTTCCGCTAATGCTTTTATTAAAAGTGTAATATGTTTATAATTATCCATTAATATGGTTGCGGTAACCGTGCTAATACCCGGAATTTGACATAACATAAAAATACTAATATTATCGCGCGTTATATTAGTATTTTTTTGCTTTTGTATTATACCTTCGGTTTCTTCATACACACCCGATGCAGTTTTAGTTTCTTTCGATTTAATTTTTTCAGCAAATTGTATTATAAAATACGCGGTTTCTTTTACATTTTTTGTTAAAAATACTTGAAACCCTTTTGTTGTTAAACTATACATTGTCCTTACGAGGGTATCCTTTGTAATATTTCCTACATATAAATCTAAATTACCTTCAATCATATATATAACTGAAAACCCTTCTTCGAGAGACTTTTGAAGTCTAAATGACTGTTCTCTGTAACGTCCATCCTTAATACTTGCTGCTAAATCTGTTAGTGTTTTTCTCTCGACAATAATTTTATCACCAATGATTGTATCACCTAATGCAAGTTGTTGAGTAGTAATATTAATATCGGTTGGTTTTAATAATGAAAACATTGCAATCAAGTCCTTCTCTCTTGAATCTATTTTTATATTCATTATTAAATTATAAATAATATTATTATATTGTTTACTATCATTTATTTACTACTATTATTTATTTACCGCAGCAAGTCTTTACAGCCTGACCCCATATAGTAAATGTAAGATTAGTAGGAGTATTCGATTTTAAATGATTGCCCGCAATTCGTCTCCAGTCCGACCCATAAACAAGACCTGCCTTCTTCATACCGCCGCCGCAAGCATCCGCGTTATTTACCATCGATTGTATATTCTTAATATATGGCATTATAAATTATGCTAATATTTTATTTTATTTTTAATTCATTAATTTCTCTTTTTAATTCTTTAATACATTCTAATAAAACCGCGGTCATTGATTGATAATTTATAGATTTAATCTCTTTTGTTTCTGTAACTAAATCGGGAAAATATTCTTCTACTTCTTGCGCAATTAACCCAATATATATTTTATCTTTATCAGGTAAGTCTTTTCTTGTGAATGAATAACCTGAAATATGGTCTATTTTACTTAAACACGAATTTAATTTATATATATTATCTTTAATTCTAATATCTGAATAAGATGTAATATTACCTCCTAATAATAAATTACCATCTATTTTTGTATTTCCTATTACATCCAGTGTAATATCACCGTCGTGTTCAATATATATAGGTCCATTCATATCAATAATGCCGTTATAAGAAATCATACCAGTTCCATCTATATATAAAGAATTACTAGTTATGTTAACTGGTCCATTATAATTAATACCGCTATTAAATGAACTTGCACTTATATCTAAATATGTTTCGGTTTCAGCATTGTTACCAATATTTATAATACCGTCGTATTTCATAATTCCGGACGCATTTAAATTAAACTCAGATAAAGTTGTTTGCCCTATATTCATACTTCCATCGTAATTTATAATACCTGTTCCATTTAAATTAAACGGTCGAATTGTAGTTAGTCCTATATTCATACTTCCATCGTAATTTATGATACCCTTTCCATTTAAATTAAATTGCGTTGTGGTTGTTTGTCCTATATTCATACTTCCATCGTAATTTATGATACCATTTGCACTTAAATTGAATATATTTGAAGCAGCCATTCCAATATTAACGGGACCATTATATGTTATACCAGTAGATGCAGAGTTTGCACTTAAATCAAAGGTTGATAAATATATATATGATGGGTCGAATACCGACAACCCGTGTGAAAATGCGCCATATGAATAAGTGCTTGTTAATACGTATTCATTAACTGTTCCTAATACATATTTAGCATATATTGGCACAACAGTATTATTACTAAAGTCCACGGTATTTTTTACACTCAATGATGTAAGATTTTCTGCGGATAGTTCCTTTGAACTAGTATTTGCAGTCATATCATTACACCTAATTTGTGTAGCATATAAAGTTCCTATAAATGCAATAGAGTTTACATCCAATGCAGCAGTGGGATATGCTGGATTTGCAAGACCCTGTCCTCCTATGTATATCTTATCACGACATTCTATTTTTTTTGTTGCCAAAACTTGTCCACTTATATTTACTGTATTTAAAGTAGTATCACCATTTACGTGTAAATGACTAACATTTAATAAATTATTTACATTAGTGCTTGATAATGTAGTAGTGCCAGTTACATTTAACCCATTTAATGTTGTATTATTTTGAACACTTAAATTATTTATTACAGCAGTTTGTCCTATATAAAAACTACCATTAAACGAAGCATTATTTGTAACATATAGTGTATTTAATGAAGTATTTCGTAATCCATTAATACTGCTATTAAATATAGAGTTATTGGCAACATATAATGTGTTTAAGGAAGTATCAACTATTACACTTAAATTATGTATAGTTGCTTTATCACTTATGTATAAGGTCGGACTACTTAAATTGGTATTCACTACAACATCACTTTTAAATAATGATTTACTACTTACATTTAAAGATGAATTAAAAAATACGGGTCCTTTCACTATAAGAGAGTTAGAAATATCAGTTACGCCATTAATGCTAACATTTGAATTAAATAATGAATTATTATTCACATATAGGTCCGAGTAAAGTGAAGTATTACCCGACACATTTAATTTTGAATGTAATAATACATCATCCCTTACTATTAAATTAGATGATATATCTACACTTCCTCTAACCGAGATATTATTATTAAAATATGTATCATTTGATACATTTAAAATATTAGTAATATTCATATTTTTTACAGTTAATTCATTATCAAACACTGTATTTCCAGCAACATATAAATTTTCAAAAATATCAAGATTTTTATTTATTTTACAATTTCCTTGAAAATAAGATGAACCATTTACAAAAAAAGTAACGTCTTCATTATCAGATATATCATCAAATATATCAACTGATGTTCCTTTAAGACCAACGCTTAAATGATAACTTGCTGATAATGAGTTTACTTCCCAACTAGAAGTTATTAATTGGTCATATACATAATCTACTAATACTGATTTTTGTAAAAATGCTTCAATGGATATTATACCATATTTTGTTTGTGACATAATATATAAAAAACATATTTAAATACTAAATAACTAATTTAAATAATGGAAGAGTATTATAACCCATACAATGATAAAAATACAGAAATTAACGATGAAAATATTAAACTACTCTTAGAAGGATTTAATATTTTCTATAAAATTAACAATATCGAATTGTTTAAAAGGTCCTTTATTCATAGGTCATATGTAAAAAGTAATTTGACTGAAATAAAATTGGTTAAAATACCCTATAAGTGCATTGAACTAAAACAATATTCAAATGAGAGACTTGAATTTTTGGGGGATGGTGTTTTGGAATGTATTACCAAAATGTATTTGTATAAAAGGTTTCCAGATGCAGATGAAGGGTTTATGACTGAAAAAAAGATTTGTTTGGTAAAAAACGACCACATCGGAAAATTGGCATATAAAATGGGATTAAATAAATGGTTTATAATTTCAAAGAATGCCGAAGAAAAGAAGATACGTGTCAATTATAAAAAATTGGGGTGTTTATTTGAAGCATTTTTAGGTGCTCTATTTTTAGACGCAAATGAAATTAAAATTGATGATAACAGCAATTTATTTAATAATTATTTTAATGTAGGTCCTGGATTTCAAATTTGTCAAATATTCATCGAGTCTATATATGAAAAATTGGTAGATTGGAATGAAATCTTAGAGAATGATGATAATTTTAAAAATATATTCCAAGTCAGAATACAAAAGGAGTTTAAAAAAACGCCAGAATACATTATTTTAAATCACGATGAAGAATTAAGATATACGATGGGTGTTTATTTATGTTTAGAAGATATACACGGTCTAAATCCAGAAAAGGCAGTTCCATTTGAACAAATTAAAACATTTGATAATATTAAAAAAAATAATCACAAGTTTATATTTTTCGCTTCTGGCACTCATAAAATTAAAAAGAAGGCGGAACAATTGGCGTGTTTTGAAGCATTAAAACAAATAGATAAAGTATAAGATTTTATTTATTTAATTTATATAATGAGTTTAGATTTATTTTTAGTAATACCTGCTGATTTACCTCAAATATTATTAGATACTCCTATTAAAGAAGAATTAACCAAACATTATATTGAAGAAGTAGCAGCACTTTTAAAACTCGCGCGAATTGAGTATAACCAAAAAGAAGTTATTAAAAAGGCTATTAAATTAAACCAACCTATTATTTTAAGAGGATTGATTCGTAAAAAACTTGTTAAAAAGGAAAAGACTAAATCCAACGTATTATCGCCAAATACTTTATTAAGTCACATAATGGATGACGACGAATATAAGGAAAACTTGAAGGGTTATTTAAATACTGTTCCAGAAGATGAAAAACCGCAACCATTATATCAAAATAATAGAGTTGACTTTTTAGATGAAATAAACCGAAAAATGCTTTCATTAAAGTTTGAAAAAGATGACTCTAGTTGCACTAAAAAGGGGGATGATAGTTTTACGCCACTTGTGCATCAAATGATTGTTACTCGATATTTAAATTCTTTTACACCATACCGCGGTCTTTTATTATATCACGGATTGGGTTCGGGTAAAACGTGCAGTTCTATTAGCATTATTGAAGGTATGAAAAACACTCATAAAGTATATGTAATGACTCCTGCATCATTACAAGCCAATTATAGAACACAGATGAAATATTGTGGAGACCAACTATTTAAAACAAATAATTATTGGTCATTTAAAGAATTGCCACGTGGAGGAGAACGATTATTAAACTTTTATGACAGCGTTAAGTTAACAGAAGAATTTGTAAAGTTTCATCCAGAATTAGATAGATATATGCATACAATTGGCGGGTTATGGGTTGTAGATGATACTAAGGAACCCAACTTTAACACATTAGAAGAAGATGAAAAAGAACAAATTGATAATCAAATTACTATATTAATTAAAAATAAATATTCATTTATTAATTACAATGGTATAACTAAGAAAAGGTGGAATGATTATACAAGAAATAAAACAATTAATCCATTCGACCACAGCGTATTAGTGATTGACGAGGTTCATAATTTTGTAAGTCGTATTGTAAATAAATTACACAAAAAAAATACAGTGTCTACTGATATTTATGAAGCAATTATGGAAGCAGAAGATTGTAAAGTAGTCGCTTTATCTGGAACACCTTATATTAATAATCCGTGTGAATTGGGAGTATTATTTAATATCATTGGAGGTTACACTTATTGTTTAGAAATAGGTATTAAAACATTAAAAGTTGATTTAGACGAAAAAATGTTTAAAATTTTATTGAATAAACCCTTTATTGAATCATTTGAATATGACCAAGCACAAAAAAAATTAAAAGTATTACAAAACCCATATGGATTCTCAAAATTGGATTCAGGACAACTTATCTACGATCAAGCATTTATCTCGAGGGAAGATTTTATAACAAGTGTTCTAGACCTATTAAAAGGTAATGCTTCATTTGTAGTGGAGAAATCGCAATATGTTAAATACAATAAGTTTCCTGATACTATGGTAGAGTTTAATACATATTTCGTTACTCCTGATTTAAAAATTAAAAATAAAGAATGGTTTCAAAGTAAAATTGTAGGAATGGTATCTTATTTAGGCGACAAACGTAATTTAATGCCCGATATTATTAAAGCAGACGATGGTAATGATATACATTTGGAATACTCTGATATGAGTTTACATCAAATTAAAGCATATTCCGCTATTAGAAATGATGAGAGAAAAAAAGACAAAAGGTCAAAAAAGAAAGAAGAGGAAGAGTTCAGTTCTACATATCGCGTATTTTCAAGGTTATGTTGTAATTTTTCATTTCCAGATGATACACCGCGCCCAATGCCCTCCAATAATATTGTAACAGAAGAAGACATTGATGTAGTAGAAAATGAGAAATTATTAGAAGATATTGATGGTAAGTATGATGAATTAGATACAGAAACTAGAAAGGTTGATGATACATATAAAACCCGTATTGATGATGTATTAAAAAAGTTTTCACGAAATCCAGAACTATATTTCAATAGTGATATACCTAAACTTGTAAGTGGTGTAGAAAGTGGAAATACCTTAAAAGAATTAAGTCCTAAGTTTCTTCAAGTAATTACCAACATTATGAATCCAGATAATATCGGTTGTCATTTGATATATAGTAATTTTAGACAGTTAGAAGGTATCGGCATTTTATCTATTATATTAAAATTTTATGGATTCATAGAATTAAGAGTAGAACAAACTCCAAGCGGAAATACTCTTGTATTAGATGGTATGTATAATAATGACAGATATGTTGACTCTAAAAAGGTATTTGCATTATATACAGGAACAGAAACCCCCGAACAAAAGGAAATTATACGAAACATCTATAATAGCAAATATGATGCATTGCCAAATAACATACAAGCGAGATTAAAAGAATTATTTCCTAACAATACCGACAAAAACTTATATGGAGAAATTATTAAAGTATTTATGATTACTGCCTCTGGTGCAGAGGGTATCGATTTAAAAAATACTCGGTTTGTTCATATTCTTGAACCGTATTGGCATCACGTGCGCGTTAATCAAGTCATTGGTCGCGCAAGGCGCATATGTAGTCACGCCGATTTACCAGAAGAATACAGAAACGTTACTGTATATATGTATATGAGTAAATTTAAAGAGGGTATGGATTTGGAAGAGTTTAATGCGCTAAAAACACAAGATAATTCAATATCTACAGACCAATTATTATTTAATATTATGGAGAGAAAGCGAGGATTATCTGTTATGTTTTTGGATACATTAAAAGAGGCATCTATTGATTGTATAGTCAATTATAAGGATAAATGTGTCACTAAACCATTTGCAACATTGAAAAACAGAAAATTAACAAGCATTGATTATAAATCGGACCCTATTCAAAAGTTTGAGTCAGTTACGAAAAAAGTTGGATTGGTTAAAAAGTCACTCGATACAAATGGTAAATTGGTTGCTTATGCCGTAGATACTTCTAAAACACCTAATATTTTATATGATTATAAGGCATATACTGATAGTGTGAGAGCAAAAGAATTAGATAATAAAAAAGAAATAATATTAGTTAAGGTTGGCACTCTTATCGATGATAAAGTTGTATTATTATAAAATTGATTTGACATTTTTCATTTAATATATATCAAAAATGTCAATTAAATCACTATGCGACTTTATTGTATCTAAGTGCTGTTTAAATAACGATAATCAAGCAGCAAATAATGAAATATTAATATCCTTAGATGCTACCACTCCTGTATTTTCACTTGAAAATATTATATTTGACGCAAAAATAGTAGATGTTCACGATGGAGATACTGTAAAAGCAGTCTTCAATGTATTTGGTAAATATTATAAATGGAATTGCAGAATTGCGCACGTAGATACACCCGAATTGCGCACAGATGACCCAGATGAAAAACAACGAGGTTTATTTGTAAGAGATAAACTAAGGGAACAGATTTTAAACAAGGTTGTCACATTACATTGTTTAAAATTTGATAAATACGGTCGACTTTTGGTCGAAATTGTTACTACTGAGTTGGATATGCCAATTCACGAGTGGCTAATTCATAATAAATACGCAAATCCATACGAAGGTAAAACGAAGATTAAATTTGTTAAAAATAAAGTTTGATTATGGTTTAACGCATACACCATATTTACTGCCACATTTCATATTTTTGCATTTAGAATAATTGGAAGGACATACATATTTTGTATCAGTTAAAATTCCAGATTGTCCGCAACATAATTTATCACCTATATTTGTTCCAAAATCAGCAATACATTTTATTTGTTCAGTTTTATCTATATTGCACGTCTCTAATTTTGTTGTTAAACCCTTTAATTGAGATAATATATTATTTAATAAACTATTACCGGATGTATCATAAAAATTATGACTTATATCAGTTTTAGCATCATTTTTTCTATAAACATTATTACTTAAATCTAAATTTATATTGTAAACATCGTATAAATTATTGCTTAAATCTATCTCAGCATCATATATACTACGTAAATTAGAGTTTAATTGAGATTGAGTGCTTTCAGGAACCATAGGAATACCTTGCATATCCATTATTGGGTCAATAAACCCCTCTTTCATCTTAAATATTTTTAACAAAATTGGAACAATTATAAAACATATAAACAAAATAACAATGATAGTTAACCATTTATTCATTATATATTATACATTTTTTATTTTACTCTTTCATTTTATCCATTTTTAGTCGTTCTCTTAATTTTACTTTAAATGCATCATCTTCGGCTTTGTTAGACGCAATATTAGTTAATATACTTTCGGTTAAATATAATTGTTTTGTAGTATAATCTTCTATTTTTTTACTTATTTCTTCATAATCAGTTTTATCAATTTGTTCTTTTATTATTTTAAGTTTTTCATTTATCTCTGTTATGTTGCTTAAATAGGAAGTATTCGTTGATTGTATAGTAGAATCCATTGTTGATATAGCACCAGTATTTGATAAATTTGTTGTATTATAAGCAGATATATTTGCATTCATATCATTTAATTTTTTTAATAAACCTTGATTAGGGTCACCTAACCCACTAAATATTGATGTTAATTGTGTGTTATAGCGTGTTAATTGTGTATTATAATTACTCATTTGTGAACTTATATTTAGTTGATTATTTGGTTGGTTTGGAGAATTTTTAATAGCATCAAGAATTGCCCTTTCATTTTCTTCATCGTTATTTTTTATGCCTTGAGCGGCACTATCTATTCTTTGTTTTATAAATTCTTTATCAGCAGGTTGTGCACTTTTAATTATATTTATATTATTATTTGCCACATTCAATTTATCTTTTACATCATTCACTTTATTACCTACATCATTTATTGAAAACCCCTCTTTCATATTAAATAATTTTAAAAGAATTGGAATAATTATAAAACATATAAATAAAATAACAATGATAACTAACCATTTATTCATTATATAATACTTACTTTTTATTTTGTAATGCCTCTAAAATCTTGTGTTGCGTCTCTAATATTTTAATTAAAATATTATTTTGGGTTTTAATTACTTGTGCAATAGTGGGTGTAATCTCATTCGTCGGATGAGTGATTGGCGTAAATGCATTCGGTGGCGTAAATGCATTCGGTGGCGTAAACGCATTCGGTGGCGTAAACGCATTCGTAGAACCAATTATGGTGTTACTTGCGGTCGTGTTACTTGTAGGTTTGGTATCAAATTGTTTAAATAATTCTTGACGGTTATTTTGTGTTCTCTCTACCAATGATTCTATATTTTGTATGGGTTCATCTACTTTATCACTAAAGTCAATCTTAGCAGGTGGCGCTTTATTTAAAAGCGTATCATATTCCTTTTGTCTTTCTTCAAATGTATTTAACTTACCAATTTCCTCTTTTATTCTAATAATACATTCTTGATTTAATTGTTCGATATTTTCTATTCTATTAGAAAATCCTTCAATTACATTTTCAAATGTGCTCTGTATTCGTGGTGCCATATCTTTATGAATATTTTCAAATATCCCTAGAGTTATACATTTTTCCCACAAATATGCTTTATTTTTAATAGTATTCATAATTTAAATAAATATGCACATAATTTTTATATTAAATTTTATTAAAATAAACATCTCTAATATTTTTCATTTCATCATCTGTAATTCTTTTTTTTAAAAAGTCTTGCGGCGTATGTTTATTTTCTAACAAGGATATAATAAAATATAAAGAATACATACCGCATTCAGACGTTCCATATTGGTGACGAATTTTCATATTATTCATAAGTGTCATATCCATATTTAATTCGGCGCACTGTTGTTTAATGCGCTCCATAAATGCTGTTACTTCTGGCGGAATAGTGGAACCAGTAGATTCAAAATAAAAAATGTATTTATTTTGTAAATCAATAAACATTGAGACCCAGTGTGTTCCATCCCCACTGTGTTTATCGAGGTTTAATATAATACCTATTTTATTTATTCCCTTTTTCATTTGTTTTTTTATGTTTAAATTGCACAATGTTGGCCACACGCATTTACCATTTATTTTTGTATCAAAATCAATAGGAGATGGTCCTAAATATAAAAAATTAGAATGTTTTTCCATATATTGGCGCATAACATTATTAAAATCAGTGCTACTTAACCAATTATTAAATTTAGACCATTCTTTAACTGGTGCGGTTGGAACAAAGTTTTCTTTTACTATTATTTTATTTGATTCCTTTAATGTTTTTTTTAACCAACATAATTCATTATTACAATCTTTTATATTTTGTTTTAACTCACTCCATATTTTAGTTGGTTCTGACGATTTTATTTTAATTTTATTATTTTCATTCCATCTTTTTTTTAATAGTAATAATGTATTATTATCATAGCACGTATTCTTTTTACGCGTTTTTCTAGGATGACAGTTTAATAATTTAAATGTTTTTGTCATATACATTTAAATTATATTTTTTTCATTATTTCAATAATCGTTTTTACTTTTGGTTTTATTAAAATGTTTTTGTCAATGCCAATTAATTCATCATTATCGACAGTAATACTTGGTGTTCGTAGTATAGTTGTTTTATCTATTACATCTTTTGCAAATGTAAAAAAATTATCCTTATATAAGTCGTAATATTCATAAGTTAAATATGAATCTTTTTCTAGCATTCTTTGAACGATTCTAATTATTTCTTCGCGATTCTCCATTATCTGTTCTCTCTTCATTTCATATTTTTTACTTTTGGATACTATTTCATAATACATATATAATTTATAATTAATTTATTTACGGAAATTATTCCGAGTAAAATTATAAAATGTATCTGGTGCCAAGTTTTTAGTTAATTCGCTTGTTTTACACGTGGTTGTAGTATATTCCTTTTGATATGCCTGCGAATTTTCATATAATGAACTGTTTAATTCTGGAACATAAACAGATTGATTCGATTTTTGTAAAGACATAAATTGATTTCTTAGTTTGGATTCTACATCTACATTATTCATAAAATAATCAACTGGCGCTCGACTGCCCGGTATAAATGTATTCTCGGGTGTAACATAATTATACTTTAACATAGGTGTATTCACATAAGGTCTTTCTTCAACCATTTGAAAAAAGGTATATTTGGTTGCTACGGGTCTTACTTCAAATAAAGGCGGCAAAGATTGTGACGGAGATATACGTGAATATAAGCGGTTATTTAATTCGTTATCATACTCAATATTCATTTATATTATCTTAATATAATTTAAAAACGTTAATTATATTAATATAGATGTGTGGTATTTTTGCTCTATTAAACTCAAATGAAGACCCGACACAATATTTTAAATGCGGGTCTAAAAGAGGTCCCGAGTTTTCAAAACTGGTTAATATAGGTAGCGCTTATTTGGGGTTTCATCGTTTGGCAATTAATGGACTAAATAATGAATCTAATCAACCAATGTATTATCGGGGGTGTATTTTGGTATGTAATGGAGAAATTTTTAATTATAAAGAATTAATTGCTAAATATAATTTGAATGTTACTACTCAAAGCGATTGTGAAGTAATACCCGCAATGTATTATTTATTTGGTGAGGACTTTATTAATTATTTGGACGGTGAGTTTTCCTTTATAATGGTGGATATGATTCAACAAATTACTATTATTGCGAGAGACTCATTCGGAGTTCGCCCATTATATATGAATAATATTGGTGATAAATACTGTTTTTGTTCTGACATTGAACCTATGAAATGTATGCCACTGACAAATATTGAACATTTTAATCCTGGACACATTATGACAATTGGAAAAAGTATTAATGGAAAAAGTATTCATATGAGACGGTATCATACACTTCAACCCGTTAAGCAAATAAATTATATAAATGAGTTTTATGACTTATTTTGTAATGCTGTAAAGAAACGGGTTATTACGTGCGAGCGTCCAGTTGCCTGTCTTTTATCGGGCGGTCTAGATAGTAGTTTGGTTGCAGCACTTGCGGCACGTTATTCTAAAGAAATTGGAAATGTATTAGAAACATATAGTATTGGACTCAAAGAATCAGAAGATTTAAAGTATGCTAAAAAGGTTGCGGCACATATTGGAAGTAAACATACAGAAATTATTTTTGATGAAGATGATTTTTATAATTCTATACCAGCAGTAATTAAAGATATTGAATCTTATGATACAACTACAGTAAGGGCAAGTGTTGGTAATTGGAATATTGGCAAATATATTAAAGAACACAGTGATGCTAAAGTAATTTTAAATGGTGATGGCGCAGATGAACTTATGGGAGGTTATATGTATTTTCACGCGTGTCCTAATAGTAAAGAGTTTGATACTGAGTGTAAGCGTCTTTTATCTAACATTCATTGTTTTGATGTATTGCGAAGTGATAAAAGCATAGCGAGTCACGGATTGGAACCACGCACACCATTCCTCGATAAAGAATTGGTTAATTATTATTTAAATATTCCTTCTGATATTAGGGCGCATATAATTGATAAAAAACAAGAAAAGGCATTTATTCGTAATGTATTTTATACAATGGATACGAATTTGTTGCCACACGAAATTTTATTTCGAAAAAAGGAGGCATTCAGTGATGGAGTGAGTGGTCTTCATCGTTCTTGGTATGAAATTATTCAAGAGAAAGTAAAGGACTTGGATATACCAGAAGAGTTTTTTTTATATAACCAACCCATTACTAAAGAACAAAAATATTATCGTTCTATTTATGAATCACACTATTATAACTGCGCGCATTTAATTCCCTATTTTTGGATGCCGCGATATGTGAATGCGACAGATGCAAGCGCTCGAACTCTATCACTCTATACTTCGAATGTGGTCTAAGATTTTAATTAGAAGTTCTTCTTGTTTTGTATTTTTCTGAAATATAATAGATTGATTCATTTTTAAATTAAACAGTCTATTTAAACCATTCTTACATAGAATAATAATATCACCGTCTCTATTTGTAATATCTATTATAAAACCGCCATTTAATAATTTTAAGGATGAACTTTTTTTAATATTAAACCATCGAATATAACTTCCATATTTTAATTCATCTATTTCATCAATATATCTATAATTTGTCAATAACTTATGATACATTTTTAATTCGTCCTTGTCAAATAACATTTTCTGTAAAATGTTATTTTTCATTGTTTTAATTTCACCACTTGACGCCAATTTTCTCTCGTCAATTTCTCTAAACACTTTATCGATTTCGGTTTCCATTATATTATTTATAAGTTTTTTTTTATATTTTTATCGATACCTAATACTTAGCGAGGCATTAAAAGCACGCCGTAAAGTCCTATAAGAACCGCCACTCCAACCCACAAGAACCAGTCAAACGAGTTTCCAGTATATGATTGATTTATCAAGTAAGAAATTAATACTGAGCACGCAATGCACGTTACATAAATTGCGTATTTATTTTTCTCAACCAAAGTGTTAAAAATATTAGTTTTGGTTGGCCAATACCAGAGAATACCCAAGGCAGCACCGCTTGATAACAATTGAGTTTGCGCCATCGGAAATTGTGTGAAAACGTTTAATGGAAATGATATCAAAATTCCACCTATGGGAATGGGGGTTGCAACTACCGATATTGCCCACAAAACACACGTTTTTACAAACCCCAATTTAAACCCAGTTTTAAGAGCATAATATAGAAACACTAGCAAAAAACAAAACGCTGTAATTTTAAACCAAACCATTTCATATGTAGTGTTATCTAGTATAAAATCATTCATATATATTAAAAATATTAATATTTAAAATGCTGTATATCCTCCAAAATCATTGGCAGCGGAAGGTTCCTGAATTCCGTATTGCTGATATTGCTGCGGGTTTTGTTTATCCGTTTTTCTTACGGGTGGTTCCATCATAACCGGGTTTGACATCTGAGGCGGCATCATTTGTTGGTTACATACTTGCCCAGATACATTTTGACTTACTTGTCCTTGATTTTTCTCCTCCTCTTCTAAATCAGCACCTTCAAAGTTTTCTTTATTAATGCCAATTAAGACGAGTCCTCTTTGTAATAGAAGTTGTGCCTTTTCGCCCATATTTTTATCTAAAGTAAATAAAATAAATAAAAGGGGCAATAATACGGGGAAAAATTGAATGCTTGGGTAATTTTGCTTTGTATAGGTTGGAATAAATAATATTAATTTATGAATTAGGAAAAAGAAAGATACTAATACTATTAATTGGACAATTAATTCAATTGCAACTTCGGCAGATCCCTTTTTATTATTTACGGGAGGAATATACGTTTTCATTAATCGAACAATTAATATTACTGGAATAATTGCCAATATTATGTACTGAAACATATTGATTAATTCTACTTTTTCACCATCTGTCATAGAAAACATATAGGATACAAATGAACCCTGAGCTGAGCCTCCGATAAATGATAATTCATCTGGTTTTTCCATTTAATATACATTAAGAAATAAAATATAATAATTGCGTTAATCCTTTAAAA